GCTAGATTGTTAGACAAATCTTCTGATTCAATAATACCAGTTTTGATTTGCCACAATTGTAACCAATTGCCTTGCATAATCTGGACGCAATCACTGCCCCCGATAAAACCTTGTCGGTTCATTACTTCCTCCATTATTATTGTTTGATACTACTGCTTATGTGCAGCTTTATCAAGTCTAATTTTTTAGAATATCCATTGCATCTTTGTATCTTTTGACAAGCTCATCATGTAATTTTTGAGAGTCACCATACATAGTAATCGCATCAAGATATGCTTGTCGGTGTGGTTCGAGCTCGGCTTCAGTAAGATACCCAAAGTGTACGAGTGATGCAGCACCACGACCCCAGAGCCAGTTCTCACCAACAGGTTCTTTGTTTTGTATGCGATCAGCATTTATTTTGTATGCGTCTGGTTGCCATGATGTATTAGAACCAAACTCTTTTTTTAATACTGGATGTGCCTTGCGATTTAAACTTGCAGACCACACATCATTTGATGCAGACTTGCTTATTGATTTCATTGTTTCAACCTCGCATTTACACCTAGATTATAGATTAATTCACGTTTAAAATCATCGAGTTCTTTTAAACCCATTTCTATATCTGTTTGCATTAAGCCCCAAATACCATCGACTCTGTCTATTACATAAAATAAACAAACTCTATCATCTATACTGCTTAAATCTTTTATAAAAGATGACACTGAATTATCTACCATTACGCCCTCCGCATTGATTTGGTACGAAAGAACCCATCGTATTGTGGAAATTCTTCCATAAACTTTCTTGAATACAAAGCAATGTAGTCATTACTTATTTTGTAATCATCATCGCTGAATGTTTCGATTGAAGTTTCCCAACGGATTCTATTTGCAATCATCCATGCAGAAAGTCTGTTATGTCCTCTGCGAATTGCCATGAACGTAAACTTTTTAAACAGTTCATATACTTTGGGGTTGTCGGTATGAAATTTTTCAAACCTTGCAGTCAGTGAGTTTTCCATTAGCTTCCTCTAATAGTTGTTGAAATTTATCTCCTGTCATTATGACAAGTGTTTGCGGAGTTCCTCTCCGTCTTTTATAAAAGGCAATGTCTCTGCCTTCTAATACTGCGAACGGACTTGGGAAGTTAGACTTATCTCTGTACTTTACTTCTGCTATTAATTCTTGTCCGTTGATTTCGAGTTTAATATCCCCTGCATACTCGCCTCCCAAGCTGCCCGAGAGGGGTTGCCTTTTTGCTTTGATTGGCGCTTTGATTTTATTGAGCCATTCGACAAACCATTTTTCGTGATAGGTTCCTTTGTTCTTGTTTTGATTTGCCATCTGTCTTCCTCATAACAATTCAAACATACATACCAATGTTTATTCATTGTTTTTGCATGATTGTTTTTAAGTATTGCAACGAACCACTCGGTTTTTATATCGCAAGCAATACAAGTTATATATCTCTTACCTTTTTTTGACTTCGACATCGTAACCTAAAGCATCCAACCAACACATAAATAAAAAACCTGACGGGATGCGTTTATGTTGCTCCCATTTATGAATTAAAGATTCAGTGCAGCCAATGACGTCAGCCAATTGCGACTGGCTTAATCCCGTTTCGTGCCTTGCTTCTACTAACATTTTTATTATCAGATCGTAGTTGCTTGGCAATCGCGGCTGCTTCTTGCCTACGTTCTTGCTCATGTATAGCGTTTAAAACTTTGCTTGCAGTTAAATATCTTAGTTCAGTTTTCATTCCGATTGTTCGATAGTATGTTGACGTTGGAATCTCAGCCAAGCGAAATGCTTTTAATAGATTAACATCACGCTTGGCAGCTTCATCTTTTAAATGTTGTAAATAAGATTTCATACTGCATGTATGCAGCTAAAAATCAATTTGGTCAACCTCACTTTTAATTACACCATATCCACCACATTCTGAGCACTCGACTTTCTTTACGTCGTAAACACCAACGTCACGATTGAAGTTGTGAGGTCGAGGTATTTCTACCTCAATCTCACCATCACCATCACAACTGCCACAGAAATTAGTTTGCTTTTTTGTTTTATAAAAAACATCATCAAAGATTTTGTTAAGCATAATTTCCATCGCCATTTCTGGACTAATAGGGGATGTAGTCATTGATCTCCTCCGTTCTACATTCTTGATAGTGTTCCTCCCAAGCATTTGTTGCTCGAGTTACAAACTTATCTTTATCAAATTTAGGATTGAGTGCTTTCAGTTTATCTGCAAGCTCCTCAATGTGAGTAGGCCAATGCATCATTGGCGCTACTTCATCTGCTATGAACTCATAGTCTTTTTTAGTCATTGGCATTTGGTGCCTCCACTAATTCTTCCATTGAAATAAAAAACTTTACATGAACAAACCCACCTGACATTGATGATAATGCGTAATCATGTGGGCAAGTTTTGAGCCACTGTAATAGTGACTCAATATTACTAACTTGAACTGTGATCATCATAGAACTCCCAGTGTTTACTACGCATTGCTGATGCAATGGCTGCTTCTCGATTATACTTTGCAGTATGCGGTGAGCGTAGCTCTTGCGTATGAGTTGCCCAGTAAGTAAGGCAATTGTATAATGCCCATTTGTTACGACCAAGTTCTCGACACTCACCTGCCCAAATCTCAAGCAACTTTTCTAATTGCTTTTCATTTGTTTTTGTAACTTGTGTTTGTCGGGTAAATGCTTTTGCTACTGTGTTCTTGAAAAACTTTTCAGCCATTGGTGTAGTAACTGTTGTTTGCATGTAGCTTTGCCACCGTTCTTTTTGCATCATAAAATGCTGAAGACCATTGGTAATCTTCGCTGCACTACCTTCAACATTGATAGATGTAGTGTGCTTGTAACGAGTACGAGCAACTGCATCTGGTGTGGTGCAGCCGTTCATACACCATAGTCTAAGACCACTTGCTGCTTGTGAAAATGACCATGATCCATCATAGCTGTTGAAGAAATCAACTTTGAATTTAACATAGTCACCAACTGTAGGCTCAACAACCAAATCATTAAATAGTATTTCACCTCTAAGTTTACGCCCATCTTCGAGCACCTCCACATTAAGTTTGTAATCATCTGATAGATTGGCTGATGAAACACTATCTAAAATAGAATTTACAACATCATCATGATGAACCATTTTATAACGTGATCCATGTACACCCAATGATTGATTGGTATCAGTACGAACTACATGTTGAGAACCCTTGATTGGTTCTCCATGTTGGTCGAACACTGGTTGCATTTCAACATCAAATTCCCAGTAATTAGCCAACTGGTTTGGCGTTAGATAATCAAGCATTACTTCCTCCTTGCTTATTATTGGTGCATATATGCACAAGTTAAACCTATATTATACAATCATTTTTGTAAACTATTTTTTTATCTATTGGCATGTGCTACAGCAAGCCGCGCACACACACAGCCCTTCACCGCTCGCCAAGGCATCGCGGTTGTTCCTTGAGTTCACCTTCGTTCATCAAGTCACAGTAGTTCTTTTGTTTGAGGATGCTCCACATAGTCCACATAGTCCACAGACCTTTGTTCTTGAACCCAGTAAGCGAGCGAAGCGAGCGAAAAAAATTTGGGAGGCCTTTCGACCCCCCTCCTTTTGTTTCGGTGGTTTCCGGTGGTCTATTTGACCACCTTGAAACCTTTATTCGCTAGCCGTTCCGCTCTGCTCAACGGCTTCTTGACTGCCTTTCTTCCTGCGGAATAAGGCTGCCACGCCTCGCCTGTTTCGGTCTTGAAGACCTCACAACAAATATTGTGCAAGGCTTGCATGTCAGCCTCTTCAGTCTGTCTGACTTCGAGACGTTCAGACGCTGCGTCAAGAATAGCCTCCGCATTCGCGACGTCTTTCTCGACTGCGTCTTCAGCCTCAATAACTTTCGTCTGCTCTTGCGTTACATAATAACGAATACCGTTATAGTTATCTGAGCCATTTAGTAGAAAGTGGGTTGCTGAACACAACTGCCGAGCAAGAGCTTTTGCTGTCCTGTCGTTTGTTCCAAACGCAGTGACTAGCAGTTCCACTGCTTCGGTTGCCATATTGTAAATGGCTGTGCCACCTACGTTGTCAGATGTTATTTTAGCCTCAACTCCATTTACTTGATCAAGAGCTTTAGTATCAACTTTAGATTTTGCCATTTTCATATCTCCTATATTAGCCATTATCTAAATTAATTTGAACCTGCCGAGGGAGTGGCAGGACAATTGCGT